GAGATATGGAGCGCCGGTAGGATTAGCTGGAAGAACGATGCTCTCCGATGATGAAAGGCAGATTGTTGGTCTTCCAAAATACAGAAATACCACACTTAAAAAAACAAATTATTTATTTGGCTTAAACCTATGTAGAGACGAAATTCTACTAAAGCAAAATGTATTTGTTGTTGAGGGTTATTTTGACCAAATAAGTATGGTTAATGCTGGTATAAAAAATACCGTAGCTGTGTGTGGCACCGCATTTACAAAAAATCATTTCGTAAAACTATCTAGATATACTGATAAAATAACCTTTTTTCTCGACCGAGATGATGGTGGTAAAAAATCTACATCACAAATATTTGAAAAATTTGTCAGCAAAGGTATAAAGCTGAGATTCATAACCTTACCAGATGGATACAAAGATGCTGGTGAATATTTCCTTAACGCACATAAATCCTGCGAAGACTTCAATAAAGAAGTAAAATATATACTACCAGTGGAGTGGTGATGAAACCAATAAAAAGCAAGGCATATCAACATAGAATAGTTGAGATAGGTTTTGATCAAGCAAAATTAAATAACTTCTCAGAAGACAAAGGCATAGCCTCCATACTTGAGGATAATTCATATTCAGAAGAAATAACCGATCTTAGATCGGATTTGCTTAACCAGGTTTATGAAATAATAGATGGAAGTATGCTAACAGAGCATCAAAGAAAAATATTATACATGGTTCTTCTTGGTAAGACCCAAAATCAGATAGCTGATACGTTAGGAATAACTCAGTCAGCAGTACATAAAGCGCTGAGAGGAAATCTGGATTATAGAAATAATAAAAAAAGGTATGGCGGAATTTTCAAGAAACTAAAAAAAATCTGTAGAACAAACCCTAAGATTCAATCAATACTGGATCAAATTGATAAAACAAAAGAAGAAGTTGTAAACTAAAAAATAAAATCTATTTATATTATAATATAATTCATCTATTAATAAAATAAAATTTTAATAACTGGAGAGAATAATCATGTCAAGAGAACTTGACAACATTTTGTCAAAAATGCTTCAAAAGCAATCGCGTGACCTTGATGACAAGGTAATGCTTGAGGTTACAAACCAGATTGGTTTTGAAAAAGTTGCTTTTGACTTGGTTAGGATAACACAGAGTCCATACAATCCTTATGATGGATTATGGACTCTTTCAGAGATTGAAGGTAAAAAGTTTTTGGTTAGAGCATCGGACCCAAAATTTGATTATAAAACATCAGGTGATTGGTCAACCGTATCTGATTACGATGGAAATAACGTAACTCTGGTTTATAAGAATGTACCAATACACAGATTCTCATCATCAGAGTATGGCTTTTCATCTGATGATGTAAATGTATTCAAATCCGCAATACTCGATAAAACAGCTTCAGACGAAAAATTTTTAAGAGAAATGCTTTTAGAGCAGCCAATGCTAAAGAAAGAATCTCTTGTTACCACATTCCCAGAACTAAAAAAATACATCTAGGTGATAAATGTCATTAAACAAAGTAGCAAAAGTAGCTCAATCCATGATAGATAGTCTTGAAAATGGAAAAAGCTTTCCATCAAATTATGTGGCTACAAGATTAGAATCTTGTGCAAGCCAGCATCCTGGCGATCAGTTGCTAGGAAATATGAGAGATGTTATTAAAAAGGTAGCTTCAAAACAATCTTTAATTTCACAGAAAGAAATTGCAGATGTTTACAACAGACTGTATGGTTTTTCTAATGGAGACTCGGCATTCAGAGCATACCTCTCTGATTTGCTACCAGAAAATTATGGTAGCGCAAAGAAAACCGCATCAGTTCATCAGTCAACAAGAGTAGGTCAAGATTTATCAGCAGTATCCTTGTCGGATAAATCTGAATTATCAAATTCATTTGAAAGAATATTCTCTCTTGGTAAAGAGAAGTCTTTTGGAACATATGATAAAAGCCTAGATAAAAGCGCAGTTAAATTGGTAAACGTACAGCTTAAATCTCTAGGTCTTGAGCCAAATACAGTATCCGTATCTACTGGAAACAACCATTTTATTTTGTGTACCGCGCAATTTAAAAATTATGATTTCACAACATCAACATTAAACATACCTGTTCAGATTTCAAGCGGCAAAGCATCAATGCCTGATTCATTTATTTCAAATGAAAATGTTGTTGCTCTAACAAAAGAATCTGCCTTAGTTGAGATTAAGAATCAGGCTATGACCAAAAAAGCAAGCGGTCGTCTAGATTTTTCCGATCAAAGACCAGTCGATATGGTCGCTATGCCAAAGATAGCGTTGCCAGAAAATATGAAAAGCAATATCGATTATGAGACAATTTTAAGCGAAGCATCATCAGGATACAACAAACTAACAATACAGAAAGCAGCAGGAATAGTAAGCAAAGAAATATCTATGGCAGGACTACCAACTCCATATGTAAAGTTTGCATCGGCAACAAAATCTGGAATCATATTCTCAGTTAAGATTGCGACAACGGATGGTGCAAGAGAGGTTATGGTTCCAGTCGATATAATCGGCTCTACAGTAACTCTTCCAAGCGAGTTTAGATCACCTGAGCTAAATAAATCTTTTGATTTTTCAACTGATGGCTTTGCAACCTTTGCAAAGGAGTCAAAAGTATCTATGAACAAAACTGCTTCCTTTGTTAGAGAAACAGACGATCTAAAGAAATTATCATATCAAGAGTTAATAGACCGCGTTGCTACCGGTGTAGCAAGTGGTGATTATAGAATATCTGAAGATGCAATAAGCGTAATTGGTGATAAATATCCAGACAGAATGGCACTCGCAATGGAGTCATTCCAAACTCTAATTAAACATGCTTCAAAGAGAGTAGATGATTCTATAATCAAAGAAGCAGTAAGAAAAGGAATTCTAATAAAGAGAGCTAACTCAGTTGAGCTATATTGTCCAAAATTAGGTATGCCACTATCTAAAATAGATTTTGATAAGCACGGAAATCCAGTACCAAAATATAGAACAAAATCAATACAGCTTGAAACTTTAGGTGAAATAAATCCAATGACAAGCAAGATATTGGTAAGCTGAGGTTATTATGAATAGAAAAGAAAGAATAGTTAAAATTAGCCACTTATACAGCGTAGCACAAGAACATGGTGTATTGCAAAATATCTCAAATGTTACTTCTTATAGTACAAGAGAAACAGAGTTAAAGAATAAGCAATTATCTGCACCAGACAGAGAGAACCTTTATCCAAACAAACAAGAAGAAAAACCAGATACAAAGCTGGCTCCGGACCTTTCAGCAAGAACGCTATCAACAAGATATTCTCCAGATAGAGTTGGTGTTCAAGCGCTAAGAGTAGATGACGACTCAGTTGCTGATCCATACACTGGAAAGATTTATAGAAAATCAGAAGGATACAAACTAGAGAACGGCACAGTTGTTCCTGGCGGAAGCATATCGCTACAAACAAAAATTTGATTTTTTAAACTATAAATAGTAAAATAAAGGGGGAAACCCCTTTATTTTTTTTTAGGAAAAACAATGGAAAATAAAACAGAAGATGCACTTGGTTCTAAAGTATCTAGACATCCAGATAAAAAAGAAATCATAAAAAGATTGTTAGCTGGAGAGTCGGTAAAGAAAATAGAAGAATGGATAAAATCTAAATATCCTAGAAATAGGAAATATCATATATCATACATGACTCTTCAAAAGTTTAGAGTAAATCATCTAAATATAAAGGGCGAGTTGCTTGAAGATATAAAAAATAGAAGATATCAAGATGATATAGAAAATGAAAAAGCGGAAATAAAAGTTGCCCTTCTTAATTCATCAGAATATCAAAAGCAAATAGAACAAATTGTTTCTAATGAAATAGATGTTAACAGAAAATTGCTTGAGATGGAAAAATTAATATCAAGTCGTCTTGAATATTATTTTAATGTTATATCGTCAGGCGGCTCAATGAATCAGAATGCTGATAAGGTATTTTTGGAATATATAAACTCAATGAGATCCATTTTGGCTGACTGGAAAAAATACGTTGAAGGCGTTGCTGATAAAAAAATAGAGCACAATGTCAATATACAGGTTGTTGATACTCAGGTTAAGGTTTTAAAAGAAGCAATGTTTGAAGTATTAAATGAAATGGATCCACAGCTAATCTTAACATTTATGGATAAATTAAATAAAAAAATGCAACAACTGAACTATGATTCACCAGAATATAATAATTATTTGATAGATGTTAGTGAAGAGAGTGTTTAATGGAAGAAGAAAAAAATGTATCAATATCAGAGTCTGATATAAAAACGCTTTATGATTTAAAAAACTGGATTTCAAGAAATTGCGGCATAGATAAAATAGATGATAATATGATGCCAAGCGTTATTGATGAGCTTTGTAGGCAGATAAAGGAATCTAAAAAACCTGGTTCTGGTATTTTTTGCTTTAATATTATAAGGCTTAAAGGAAGAATTCATAATGAAGCTTGATGATTTGAAAAAAAATGATAAGAGTATTATCAGCTCTCTTTCTATAAAAACAAGCGAAGAATACGAACAATATAATAAAATTCTATTTGCTGCAAAACAAATTGGCATAAATAATGAAAATATAATAAAACAAGCTTTTTTTGATTATAGAAATAATAAAACAAAATTATCTACAGACGTAGATTACTATAATCACATATATAAAGTTGCTTTAAATAATAATTTTAAAATAAAGAAAATTGCATATCCAAATAATTCTCAAGATAGAATAATAAGATTATATGATAAAGAATATGACCTAGCAAAGTGGTCAGAGATTGTTAAACAAATATATAATAAGTTTTATGAAAATCCAGAGAATTCAAATTTTTCTATAATTGTAGATGATATATGTGAAAAAAGATTTAATGACGATGAAGAACGATTTAAATTTAAAAAATGGCTAAAATACTATAACGAAGGAAATCATAAAAAATATAGCTTTACCGAGGAAAGCAACATGAGAAAACAATCTTCTTTTTATTTACCATTAACAGTTGATGCTTATTCTGGTGATTCAAGCCCATATGCATCTGGTGTTGAAATGTCAAGTTTTGACAAAACAGTTGATGATGCGAGGGATGCAGCCTCAGTAAAGACATCTTATAAAGATTGGAAGAAAAAATTCACAACCGCATGGAGAAGGATCGATAAGATTCTAAAAGAAAGCGAAGACTTTATTGAGCCAGAGAAATACGAACAGATATCTGAAATTATGCATAAGCTTGATGTTCAGATTGGTAAAATTAGATTTAAGTCAACCGCGTCTGATATCAGCCTAAGTACAGCACAAAGTCTTAAAAAAATTGGATTCAGTGAAGGTGCAGATATTTTGACAAAATTTGCGCAAGAAGCTGCACAACCACTTGATACCGATGTTGCTCAGGCACCCGCGCCAGAATTACAGCCGGCTACGCAGGGCGGCCAGGGTTCGGTTATGACGGGCGCTGGCGCGGGCCAAGGGGCGACACCAGCGGTAGACACAAAGACGCTAGAAGAGGCATCTGCGGAGCGTAGAGCAATCGAGCGAAACAACGAAGCTACTGGGGAAAAAGTTCTTGAGGGTATCGCGCCAATCCCAGGGCCATCCGTAAATGAATATGATAAGATTTTATCTGGCACTGTAAATGTTGATGATGCTTCCAAAAAGTTGGAGCAAATTGCAGGAATGTTATCAGACAGAAGAGTTATTAGATATCTTGCAGAGTTTGATATTATATTAGATAAACTTGGTATAGCATCAATGTTTCCTGAGCTAGCAGAAGCGCAGAGTAAATTAATTGATTCATATTCTTACGGATTAGTTAGAGTAACAAAAATGCTTGGTATGTTATCAAACAACAGGGCGCTATTTGATAGATCAACTGGGGATGGACAACCAGAAGCTTCTCAAACTTCTGTTTCGGAAACGCCAACGCAGCCAGTTTCAGAGCCAGAAGTTGAGTAATTAATAAATGGATTTATTAAGATGAGCAACTATTATAATAAAGTAGATGAAAGCATAAATATACTTCACTCTCTTGCAGAGAAGTATAAGATAAATAAGCCATACTTTGTTGGTGGAACACCAAGAGATTTTTCTATTGGTAAAAAAATAGAAGAAATGAGGGATCTTGATATAACTACACTTAATTCTGATTGTGGAAGATTGGGGTTACTATTTGCAGTAAATAATGAAGCAAGCTATAAAATATTTTTAGATAAACATGTTTCAATAGCAACAAATTTTATTGGATTAGATTTTAGCGGAAATGTTGAAAATAAAAATGTAAAAGATTGGATGATATCATCTGGAAAAGATATAAAATTTGTTGAATCGTTTTCAAGAGACTTTACGATC